GATGTAATTAATAAGCCACCTACAAGAGTGGTATTTGAAAGAGGGACTTCGGTCCCTCTTTTTTTTGCTTATAAATAGACATATGACAGCACTTAACAGAACCCCCGATAATACAAACTTTTTTCAATCGAATAAGTTTCTATTGACTTTTCTTAGAGCGCCAGCAATGCAATATTTCTGCCAGTCAGTGAATTTGCCTGGAGTGTCTCTATCAGAAGTTCCTCAATCAACACCATTCGTTGATATCTTCAGACCTGGAGAGAAAATCATATATGATGTACTCAATGTAACTTTCTTGGTAGATGAAGATTTAATTTCTTGGTTTGAGATTCACGACTGGATTCGTGCATTGACATTCCCTACAAAATTTGATGAGTATAAAAATTTAGGACAGCTTTCACCAAATGCAGTGAATACCGCAAGTCCTCAATACTCAGATGCATCTTTGACTTTGCTTAACTCAAAGAACAATCCAACTTACCGAATTAAGTTTCTTGATTGCTTCCCAACAACTCTATCATCTATAATGATGTCAACAACCGATGATGCCAATGCAGTCATTACTGCCGATGCATCATTTAGATTTACCGTATTTAATATTGACAAACTATAAAATTGTGTTATACTAGTTGCAGATTAGTGTAACTATTATTGAGGTAATTATGAATAAATTGAATGAGTTGTTAGATATGTGGACCAAAGATTCTGACATGGACAGAACAGAGCCAGGTAAAGAACTTCTAAACATACCAAAACTTCATAGCAAGTATTTGCGTATTTTATCAAACAGTAAACTTGAAGTCAAGAACTGTGAATTTAAATTAGCCAAAATAAAAAGATTGAAGTGGGAATACTACACAGGTAAATTAGATGATGACCAATTGAAAGAACATGGATGGGAACCATTTCCATTTGTTCTCAAATCGGATATATCTACATATCTTGATAGCGATGAAGACATGAATCGTGTGATTGCTCAGAAAGCACTCAACGAAGAAATGGTTGATTCATGCAACGCTATTTTAAAAGAACTTAACAATCGTACATGGCAACTCCGAGACTTTATAGCATGGGAAAGATTTATACAGGGTGCATGATTTAACAATTAAAAAAGTGAATGAAGTTTTCTTGCATGTTCAATGCGAAAAATCAGTAGCACAAGAACTGTCAGATTACTTCACATTTTATGTTCCTGGTTATCAATACACACCAGCGTACAAATCAAGATATTGGGATGGTAAGATTAGGTTATTTGACCTAAGAAGTTTTCATATCTATCATGGTCTGTTAGACCACATTCGTGTGTTTGCTAAAGAAAGAGAGTATACTCTTTCGGTTGATAGATTCTCAGAAGTTACAGAAAACTTCTCAATGAAAGAAGCCCATGATTGGGCGCTATCATTAAAACTTCCACATGAAGTAAGAGACTATCAACTCAAAGCGTTTGCTCAAGCAATTCGTAATAAAAGAATGTTGTTGATATCTCCAACAGCATCAGGTAAATCTCTGATACTATATTTGATAACATCGTTTCTTCAATTCAGTATGCAGAACAGAAAAGGTCTGATGATTGTACCAACAACATCATTGGTTGAACAGATGTTCACCGACTTCAAATCATATGGTTATGATTCAGAAGAATACATACACAGACAATACTCAGGTAAAGATAAAGTCACAGACAAGTTTCTGACAGTGACTACATGGCAATCGATTTATAAAAATCCACCTGAGTACTTTGAACAATTTGATTTTGTTCTTGGTGATGAGGCGCATCAATTCAAAGCAAAATCATTGACAACGATTATGACTGGTCTTGTCAATTCAAAATATCGCATTGGTTGTACAGGAACACTTGATGGAACTCAGACACATAAACTTGTACTTGAAGGTCTGTTTGGTCCTGCTACACAAGTCACAACTACAAAAGAACTGATTGACAATAAACAGTTAGCAGATTTTTTCATCAAGTGCTTGATATTGAAATATCCCGAAGCCATTTGCAAACAATCAAGAGACTGGGACTTCAATACTGAGATTGAATACATAGTAATGAACAAAGCAAGAAATGAATTCATTAAGAATCTTGCTCTTTCATTGAAAGGCAATAGCCTAATTCTGTTCCAATTTGTTGAGAAACACGGTAAAGAATTGTATGCCAACATCAAAGAAGCCGCAGGAAAAAGACAAGTATTTTTTGTCTTTGGTGGAACTGATGTTGAGATTCGTGAATCAGTTAGGGCAATTACTGAGAAAGAAAATGATGCCATTATTGTTGCATCTTATGGTACTTTTTCTACTGGCGTTAACATTCGGAATCTCCATAATATTATCTTTGCTTCTCCTTCAAAGTCTCGTATTCGGAATCTTCAATCTATAGGTAGAGGTTTACGAATAAGTGAGAACAAAGAAAAGGCAGTATTGTTTGATATATCAGATGATTTCAGAATAGGTAAACATGCCAATTACACATTGCAACATTTCATAGAGCGTGTTAAAATATATGATGATGAAAAGTTTAACTACAAATTTTACAACATTGACCTCAAAACCTGACAATCTAAATGTTAAGATAATCCGTTTAGTAACGGGAGAAGATGTTCTTGCTGATTTTATTGAAGACTCTTCTGATGGTACAGCATTGCTTTCAAACCCAATGCGTCTTGTTTTTAAGAGACTACCTACAGGACAAAATGCAATGCACATGAGTCCTTGGTTACCAATTGAATTGATTCAAGAGAATATTGCTCAAATACATTGTGCTGATATTCTTACAATTGTAAACCCAAAAGAAGAACTCATTGACCATTACAATACCGTTGTTGACAGTGAGCAGAATCGTTTGATTCTGCAAGATGAACAAATCAGATATGCTTTAAATAGGTTGAGAGAAGAAGAGATTGAAGAATATGATGAGATGGTAACAGAGGTCCTAAAGAACAATCCAATACATTAACTTCAAACGGAACACAGTTAGTATACTACATCGATGACAATCTTGTCAAGTGAAATTTTATAATATTACCAGGAAAACATTATGGCCGCAAACCCAAAACACTATGTAAACAATGCCGACTTTCTACAGGCAATCATAGAGTATCGTCTGAAGGTCAAAGAAGCCAAAGAGACCGATGAAGAAAAACCAAGACTGTCAAACTATATTGGCGCATGTTTCTTGAAGATTGCAGAACATCTATCAAGAAAACCTAACTTCATATCATACTCATTCAGAGAAGAGATGATTTCCGATGGTATAGAAAACTGCATTCAGTATGTTGATAACTTTGACCCCGACAAGTCTAAGAACCCATTTGCTTACTTCACCCAAATCATTTACTTTGCTTTCTTACGGCGAATTATGAAAGAGAAGAAACAACTATATGTGAAGTACAAAGCAACTGAACAATTTGGAATCATGGAAGATGAGTATGATGAAGACACTGGTACAAGTAGACCATTCATTCTCTATGATAACATTTCCGAATTCATTCAGAATTTTGAAGAAAGCAAGAAGAAGAAGAAAGACAAGTCAACCAATAAAGGTATAGAGAAATTTATTGAGCCTGAAGAAATGTTATTAGAAGACATTGAAACTATTCCGTTGGAAGAGGTAGAGGCAATCTTAAAAGAATCAGAAAAAAGTTCTTGACACCTTTGTCATTTTTTGTTATAATGTGAGACTAACATATTTTAGGAAATAATTTGAAACTGGCACTCATAAATGATACGCACTTCGGTGCTCGTGGAGATAGTCATGTGTTCAATGACTTCTTCTTCAAGTTTTGGGAAAACACATTCTTTCCATACCTAAAAGAACACAACATCAAAACATGCATTCATTTGGGTGATGTTGTTGACCGCCGCAAGTTTATCAATCACAATATTGCATCTGACTTTCAGAATCGTTTCATGCGGAGATTTTGGGAAGAAGGCATTGACACACACATCTTGATTGGTAATCACGATACTTACTTCAAGAACACAAACAAAGTAAATGCAATTCAAAATCTATGCACTTCATATGATGGTGTGAATGAGCCTTTCATCTATGATGACCCTAAAGTAGTTACATTCGATGGTGTTGATATTCTATTGATGCCATGGATATGCGAAGAGAACTATGATAGAAGTATGGCTCTTTTGAAAGATGCTAAAGTACAATTAGTCTTCGGTCACTTCGAAATCTCTGGCTTTGAAATGGACCGTGGCAATGTGTGCCATGAAGGTTTGAATAGAGATGTGTTTGATAGATTCGATATGGTATTGTCTGGACACTTTCATCACAAGTCTTCAGATGGCGTTGTACACTATCTTGGTAATCAGTATGAGATTACTTGGGCTGACTATAATGACACAAGAGGTTTTCATATCTTTGATACAGAGACTCGTCAAATAGAATTCATTCCGAACCCTTATAAGATGTTCTTCAAGATTGTCTATGATGACAGTGAACATGATTTTGAATATTGGAAGAAGTATGACTACTCACAATATCAAGGCACACATGTTAAAGTTATTGTAGTCAATAAACAGAACCCATATCTGTTTGATACAGTGATTGACAATCTTTACAAAGCAGGTCTAGCTGATATCTCTGTTGTCGAAGATTTCACTGAGATAATTATTGAAGATGATAAAGACATTGTAGACCAAGCAGAAGATACAATGACAATTCTTTCCAAATACATTGACAATTTAGAACTCAATGTTGATAATGAGAAACTGAAAACATTCATGCGTGAACTTTATGTTGAAGCCTTGAATACAGAAAATATAGAATGATAATTTTTCGTAAACTTAGATATAAAAACTTCATCTCAACCGGTAATCATTTCACAGAGATTCGTTTTGATGAATTTGAAAACACACTAGTTGTTGGTGCAAATGGTTCTGGTAAAAGCACAATGCTTGATGGCGTGTGCTTTGCCTTGTTTGGTAAACCGTTTCGTAAAATCAACAAGCCGCAACTATTGAATTCAATCAATGCCAAAGAATGTGTTGTTGAAGTTGAATTTGATACAGGCAATAAGTCGTTCAAAATTATTCGTGGTATCAAACCGAATGTGTTTGAAATCTATCAGAATGGTGAACTGCTGAACCAAGATGCCGCCGCAAGAGACTACCAAGACTTTCTTGAGAAATTCATTTTAAAATTAAATTACAAGTCTTTCACGCAGATTGTTCTTCTTGGTTCAGCATCGTTCACTCCTTTCATGCAGTTGAGTGCAAATGACCGCAGAGCAATTATTGAAGACTTGTTAGACATTCAGATTTTCTCTGCTATGAATGGTATTGTTAGGTCAAAGTTATCTGAGAACAAACAAGGTCTTTCAGATAGCAAGCTGTTAATCGAATCATCTAATGAAAAGATTGCTATGCAAGAGAAATTCATTGCAAGCATGAAACAGAACAATGAAGACAAGGTAACTGAATATGCTAAAGAGATACAGAGCCATCAGAGTACTATACAAACCCTATATGCAGAAGTTGCTAACCTCTCCTTACAAGTCGAAACGCATCAAGCAGTTTTGGCAGATAAGATTGTGGTGGAAGATAAACTCAAGAAGATTACAAAACTTGAATCGCAAATTGAAAGCACAGTATCCAAATATAGAAAAGATATCAGTTTCTTTCAACATAATGACGATTGTCCAACCTGTAGGCAAACCATTGCCATCGGGTTTAAAGAGACGGAGATTGTCAACCTTTCAACCAAGAGTGTGGAATGTGAGCATGGACTCAAAGAACTAGATTCGAAACTTCAAGGGTTGCAAAAATCATTGGGTGAGATAAACAATGTGCAAAAAATTGTTCAACAGTTACAGATAAACATTGCTACAAACAACAATGCCATCACTGAAACGAACAAGCAGATTGATAGATTGAATGTTAAAATTACAGAATTGAAGTCACCCAAAGATACAACAGATGCTGAAGAATTAGCATTGGCATCTTTGAAACAAACACTGAGTGATTTGAAGAATCGATTGAGAGTGTTGCTTGATGAAAAGTCTTACTATGATGCCGCATCTATTCTTTTGAAAGACACTGGTATCAAAACAAAAATCATCAAACAGTATCTTCCAGTCATCAACAAGTTGGTGAACAAGTATTTGGCTTCGATGGATTTCTTTGTTAACTTCACACTTGATGAGAACTTCAAAGAAACAATCAAGTCAAGGCATCGTGATGATTTTACTTATGAATCATTTTCAGAAGGTGAGAAACAACGAATCGATATGGCACTGATGTTGACATGGCGGGCTGTTGCTAAGTTGAAGAACTCAGCAAACACCAATCTACTGATACTTGATGAAATATTCGATTCATCATTAGATACAAATGGCACAGATGATTTGATGAAAATTCTGCATCTTCTTGAGGGTGTGAATTTGTTTGTCATCTCACATAAGGGTGACATACTGCAAGATAAATTTAGAAACATTATTAAGTTTGAGAAAGTCAAAAACTTTTCGAGGATAGCAAAATGAGTGAAGTACTAGTAATTAACACAAAAGCACCAACACCAGTAATTGAAAGTTACGAACCATACAATGTGTATGATGAACATCTTCCATTACTGAAAATGAGAATGCCTGATTTTAACTTTGTCAATCCACCAATTGATCCGAAGTCTTTGTCGATAAGATTGCTTAGAACATTGAAACATTACAATGGTCTTGGTCTCTCTGCAAATCAATGTGCATTACCATATCGTGTTTTTGTGATGATGCCAGACATTGTTTGTTTCAATCCTCGCATTGTTGAGACTGGACCAGAAACAATTAAGCCTGAAGGTTGTCTTTCTTTTCCAGGAATGACATTGAAAGTTCCTCGGCCTACATACATCATAGCAGAATATGAAGATGCCAATGGAACTACAATTCAGAAAAGATTTGAAGGCATGACTGCACAGTGTTACATGCATGAGTTGGACCACATGAATGGTGTTCGTTTTGTTGAGAAAGTTAGTCAGCTAAAAGTTCAGATGGCTAGAAAGAAACAAAAGAAAATGCTTGTAGACATTAAGAGAAGATTGGCGACTCAACCTAAAGTTCAGGAAGAAGTAGAATGAAAGAATGGCAAAAAGGTTTTGACTTAGACTATCTCAAAGGTCTAGCAATCAAATTTGAGAAGTATAACTCATTCACTCTTGGACCTTTTACTCAAGTAAAGAAGAACAACATTGCAAGTATGCTAGATGATGGCACACTTCATATTCTTTCAGAAGATACAATGATTGAGATATCAATATCAAAAACATCTTCACCAATCACAATGCATGGCAAGACTGTCATTGCAAACAAGAAAAAGGGTGATGTTACTTTCGGTAGCATGACTGGTGATGTTGCTGAATTAGAGAAGATAGTCAACAAGTATAGTGATGATTGTTGGATGTATGTTTGGGCAGAAGATGTTGAGATGAATACACTCGCCCACACTTGTGGTTTCTGTCAAGTAGGTCCAAAGATTACCACATTTGGTGAGATGTATATGATATACTACAGAGGAATGGCTAGACCATTTCCTGTAATCGATAAGGCAGAGTATGCATCAATCAAAAAGATTGGTGATGTGAATCCTGAATTGATTCGAGGAATTTATGAGAAGTTGCAGAAGTTGCCTGAGTTCACAAATCATTACAGCAACTACAACAAAGGTAAATCATGGGGTGCATTGTCACTTCGTGGATACAGACCAGAACCTGAGTTCATCACTAAGCCGATTGAGATGAATGACAAATGGAAAGAAGAGAACAAAGATGTTAACTTCGAATTGCAAGACACTGTATTGTTTGGTGAGTTTCCTGAAGTCAGAGAGTTGTTAAAAGAATATGGTGATAAAATTCATCGTGTAAGATTCATGCGATTGAAACCTGGCGGTGGAGAATTAGAAAGACACACTGACCAAGTAGACCCTGACTCTGGTGGTTCACTTGGTAAAGTAGCAAGACTTCATTTCCCAATCAAGACAAATGATAATGTTCTTTTTACTGTGTGGGGTACTGATGGTAATGAGCAGAAAATTCATATGTCAAAAAATGAGTGTTGGTTTCTTGATACAAGAAAACCACACATGGCAGTGAATGGTGGAGATGAAGAAAGAATTCATCTTGTTGTTGATATAGAAACTGAGAAAAAATTACATGATAGAATCATTTGAAGATTGGCAAGACCCAAACCCAAAACCAGTTATTGAATTGCATGAAGGTTTCAATGTACTTCGTGATGACTTGTTAGGGTATGGTAGCAAAGTAAGATTCATTGATTATTTGGTTAAGACAGACCCTGCAACTGAATGGGTCTTTGGTGGTGCGAATAAAGTTGGTTGGGGTCCTATCTCACTTACAGCAGTCTGTAATAGATATGGGAAGAAAGCAACCTTCTTCATGGCTGAAAGAAAAACTCCAACTGAACAACAACAAAAAGTTCTTGACTTAGGTGGAACAATTCATTGGGTAAAGATGGGTATGCTAAATGTCACTTTGTCAAAAGCAAAGAAATACTATGAAGAAGATACAGTCAATCGTAAAATTCTTCCTCTAGGTTTAGAACATCCAACTGTATTGGCATCGATAGTTAAAGTAGCAAAGTCTTTGCCAATTGTGCCGAAAGAAGTTTGGACTGTTGCCAGTTCAGGTACATTATCAAGAGGTCTTCAAATGGCATGGCCAGATGCTAAGGTAAACATTGTAATGACTGGTCATGTTATGAATGAGAGAGAGATTGGCAGAGCGACAGCATATCGTTCGCCATATAAGTTTGACCAAGCATGTAAGACAGAACATTTGCCCCCATACCCATCGGAAGTATGTTATGATGCAAAAGTCTGGTCCTTTGTTAAAGAACATGGCACTGCTGGTGCCTTAATATGGAATGTTGCATGAATTATTTTTATGAGAAAAATCGAGAATTACTAGAATCGAATGTCAACAAGACATTTGAAGAAGTCCTTTGGATGAGCAAAGATGAATTTCGCCAATGGGTTATTGACTTGCGTAAAACCGTTGTTGAGTTGTGGGATGAGAAAGGTCAACCGCCTAGAGTTGGCTATGATGAGCATGAGATTGTAAAACAATTCAATCAGATGACTTCTTTTCCTGTGCATGAATTTCTTGTAAAAGATGAATTGACTGGTGAGAAAGATGTAATTAGAAATACAAGTGTGATTGGTAATGCTGTTAATCAGTGGTTCCCAACAATGATGAAGAC